AATTCCCGTGGAGAGACCTGTAATAGCAGTCGTCTGTGGGGAATAATAAACAGCATCGCCAGTAATAAAAGGGACATCACTATCAAAAGATAAAATTGAATACTTTAGAGTTGAAGCATTATATCCTTGAATACGTGATCCTGTTGCCTCAGTTAGAATAGCTTTAGAAATATTTTTAGTTATTTCATATGATGGTAAAGAGTTGGAGGCAACATAAAAATATTGATCAGAATCATTATAAACATTCTGAATATCTGATGTGATTACATTGTTTCCGTAAACAATTTCTGCACCAGAACTAGTAGCTTTGTTTAAGTTTCTTCTAATGTCATAAGAAAGACCAACTACAGGTGTAAAACCTGCCAAGTTGTCAAGTAAAATTTCTCTTGTTAGTGTATTAATATTTTTTACTGTTGCGCCACTAACTGCGATGTTTTGAGTTCCTCTTACTAAAACATCTACACTATCAGTTTCCTTTAAACTTGACTTATCAATTTCAGAATATAAAGTGAAAGAAGATCCAGAAATTTCTCTAATCTGATATCTAGATGCCGTATTATAAATCCAAGAGTTTGAAAAGATTTGTTTTTTGGTCTTATCTTCTTCTGGATTTAGAATTTTTTCGCCAAGATTCTTAACAAAAATTCTTTCCCCTTCTGAAGATAATTTGATGTCAGATGTTGGGACAAATTCAGATAGAACTCCAGTAATTCTAAGTTCTACTTTTTTAGTTAGATCTCCATTTTCATATCCATAAACAGTTTCATCAGATCTTAGATCAGATGTTGAATTGATAGCGGAGGTTATGCCACTACAGTTCAAAAACTGATTGATTGTTTTATCAGTATATGTAATATTATTGCCACTAGAGATAACACTACCTGATGTGCTAAATCCAATTGTTGAGTCAACTGTAATTACAGAGGAACCAACAGAAACAGTTCCTATAACTTTTGTTTTACCTGGAACAGTAAATGTACCTTCAATTAAATCCTTTTCATCAAATCCAACAAATAGACCCAGTTTATAATATGTTTTTCCTCTTCTGCTGACAATTTCAACTTCAGATACTGAAGCTTGAGTATTAACGTCAGTAGACTTTCTAATAGTCTGCCCAACCAGATTGTTTGGATCACCAGAGATTCTTTCTGCTAGTACAATTTCTCTTCTAATAAATTGAGCAGAAGATGGTTTTAACAGATATTGCTCAAGATCAATTACTTTTGGAGTAACACCATATAGGACATTAAAAAGAATTCTAAAAGATTCTTCCGTTCCTTTTGATTGATAGAATGATTTAGACTCTTTAATAAAATTACTTACATCTAAATTAGAAACAAAATCAACATTTTCTAATCCAGGAGTCAGAGTGTATTTAATTTTTTTATAAAATTCTTTCAGGAATAAAGAACTTAGATTATAAACAAGTTTTCCAGTGGTATGAGATGCTGCAGAAGAAGTTGAAAATACAAGATCTCCGGGAGAGTTATCAGCATGATATGATGTAATTCCACTAAATCCACGAATACATCCAGTAAAAGTATTGGTTGTTATCCCAGTGTAAGTAATGATCTCATCGTCAATCTTAAAAAGACCATACTGATTTGGAAATCCCTTGGTGCTTGTTACCTTAACAGTTGAACTAGTGGCAGTAATACTTTCAGACAAAGAAGTCTGACCAGTAATTACTTCTGGTGTTAAGTTATCTAATTTCAGATACTGGTCTAAGTTATCTACAATATCAACTGTTCCACCAGAAAATTCTTGTGAAATATAATACTGCTTTAAAAATTCTGATGCCTTTGGACTTTCTGATAAAATATATTCTGGAAGTTGATTCTCAACAATCTGTTGTATCTGTACTCTTGTCTCAAACCCTGTTGCTATCATCTTATATCCTCTTTAGTTCTCCGTTTAGATAGTTTGAAGTTACCTTAAATCCAATACCAGATATTTGCTCTCCAGAAGAAATTGTATCTTTAACCATATTTATGGTACTATCCGCAACACTAAAACTTAGATATAAGTCTTTGAGTCCAATAACATCATTGGATTCTGGATATGCCTGAACTTGAATAATATTATTTGCCAAGTCCGTGGCGGTTATATTAATTGTCGTTAAAAGTATTTCTCCAGTCGTATAGTTTACTGTTCCGGCAGACTTGATAACAACAGTATTATCAATACCATTTGGATTTGGTTTGACAACTGAAATGTCACCCATTCCACTCCCATCTAGATTACCATTGGCATCTTTTTTAGGAACATCTGTCAGATATACAGTGTCTGCCTCTCCAGAAATTCTAAATCCAGTGCTCTTGATATTGAATCCTTTTGAATTAATATGGAATTGATTTCCAAAACAAAGTTCGTATTGGGCAAAATCATTTACAGCAGCTTTTAGATTTCTTCTAATTACGACTCTGGTGATATTAGAAGTAATAGCAGTGTCAACATCATCAATGATTCTGACAAGTTTACTGTACTTGAATCTACCACCAAACTTATTAACATCTGTTGATGAGGCATAAGTTGTAAGAGCATTTACCACTCTAGTCTTAAGATCATTTACATTAGAAACTTTAGGTGAATCATAGTAGACCGCAGAGTCTATCTCCACATAAAGAACCTTAAGATCAATAATTGACTGATTAATACCTGTTAAAGAATAATTCTTGAGTTTACTTAAGATTTGCTGCTTATCAAAATCAGAAACATAATCACCATTTTTTGGTTTAATACTAATCAAAACAGTTCCAAATTGTGGTGGATCCAATTCTTCACCACCAACGACTGAAACCGATTCTGTATTTGGATAAATTTGTTGGATAATGGACTCATAATCTCTTCCTGTAACTGCTCTATATTGTGATGAATACAGGCGAGGAGCAAAGTATTTGATAGAATCAATACTCTCAATTTCTCCACCATTAGAAGATGATGCTGTAGTGATAACTGAGACTGTTGATGATGGAGTTACAATCTCATCAGATGATCCTCTTAGAGAACCAGAGAAGGAAAATAAAGAAGCACCATTGCCGTCTTTACCATCAGTGACAATATAAGTCACTGTGATAACTGTTCCGTTTTCTAACTTCTTACCAAAGATACCATCACCAAATAGAAGTTCATATTTTTCGTCTTTGATTTCTTGAATCAAATACGTTTCAGATGAACTCTGAACGTTTAAAATATTATCAACTAAAGTATATTCTCTTCCTAGTCCAGTATCAGAAATTCCTTTAACATAAACAACAATTGTAGAAGTGTCAATAAAAGAGTTGTCTAAAATAAATCTTTGATCAAGAGAACCATCAACAACAAACTGATTGCGAAGAAACGTTCCCTGATAGATGTTGATGTCTGAAAATGAAGCAACACCATTCGTTACTGTGGTGGTGACATTTTCAGGAACTGAGAATGTATAGGTTGTGTCACCAACACCACCAACACACACTAATCCCGCCTGTAGAGTCAGTGTTGGACTTGTTGTGGTAGTTAGGACATTAAAAGATACAACTGCTTTAGAGGCGGTTCTAGAGCGTGGTACGTACCCAATATTTCTTGCTAATGAAACAACATTTTCTCTTAAGGTTGCCGAGTCTAAAAAAGACTCGTTGACAACCATATTAGAGTTAAATGCGGTGATATATGTATTATACGCTAACGTGTCAATCAGTACAGAGAAGTTTGACCCTTCAAAGTCAAAGTCTGTAAAGTTAGAATTCGCACGAAGATAGTCCTTGATTGAGGTCTTGATCTGATCAAAGTCTAAATTAGTAAACTGTGTAAAAGGCATTTTATCTTGTTGCCTCTAGGATAAATGTAAATTCTTGAGTCGGGAAGTCCTGTCCAATAATATCAAAGAAGATCGTTGCTTCAAATTCGTTTGTATCAGGTCTAGGATTCACCTCAACATTTACATTATTAATTCTTGGTTCAAAGTTTTGTAGTGCCAGTTCAATTTGTCTTTGAATGATTGAGGCAGTACCAAAATCAACAAACTCAAAAAGACTACTACGTACATCAGATCCAAAATCTGGATTAAAAAACTTTTCTGTAGGAATCGTTTCTACAATATTTCTGACCGATCTTTTGATCGCATTCTCATTCTTTAATATTGGTAAATCCTTTGTGACCGGATGAGGATCAAAGGATAAACTAATATCTTTAAACGATCTAGATATCCTTTGTATTGCCATCGGACAAAAGTTTCTTGCTTTATTTATATCCTATTTCCAAGGAGAACCATAGGTTGGTTCAGTACCATAACTCCAATCATCATAGTCTTCATCATTACGAATCCTTTCATGAAGTTCAGTTTGTTTTTTTAAATTATGTTTTGGTGCAGAATCATGCATAACTTCCTGAATGATTCTTTGTGGTGATGTTGGTTCATAATCTGTGATGAGTTTTGTGGTTCCCCACATTTCTCTCATGTAATTTTGGTCTCTATCTACGGGTAAATTAGACATTTTAGCTCCTGTTTTAAGTGAATAAAACAGAACTTTTATAAAGGAGGTTGCTATCTCCTTAT